GTCCGTGATGACCTCGACGGTCACGCGTCCTTTAGGTCGTATGTTATCCGACATGGAATCCATCGATGTAAGTGTCTGCTCCGTTGACGGTGTATGCTCCTGTGTATAGCGTGGTACTGACGGCATCGCTTGCGGTTGCGTTGTCCTTCTCGCTGTTTAACAACCGAAGTACCTCATTGTCCCGCACAACGAACTTGCGGTCCTGCCGGGTCTTTTGCTTCCAATAAGACCACCCGGCAACGGTCTGGGTTGCAGCGGCTGCAACGTCAAAGGATAGTTGTCCGTCATGGCGAAGCGATGCCCCGATCTTTTCAATCAGGAAGTTGGCATCAATCCCATGCTCGGGCAGGTTGATGTACTGCGTCTGTCCGGCTTCAAGATTAACCTGATCGGTGGTAAATCGGCAGGTGATTCGCGGCTGCGAATACTGATTAAGGATGGACTGCGCTTTTAATTCGGCAGCATCGGCATTGTCAACATCTGTTGCATCAACAACGGATTGATAGATGGCGTATGTGCCTGCTTCAGCCGCGCTCCTATCTGCTATCTCAGAATCGTTGGACGCAGAGACGATAATTGGGTAACGTGCTTTATAGGTTATCTTGATCTTGTCCGTTGCGGAAAGGACCGTCTGACCGGGATCTTGCACAACTACGCTGCTGCCTGTGTTGTAGTAAAAATCAGAGACCGTACCTATCCCGTTCACGCCTACCGTTTTCGTTACATACCCGCTCCCTGTGTCCACCTCTACGGTCGGAGTGTCACCTATTTCAGCGCCAACAACAAAGGCTCGCTTGTTGCCATCCCCGAGTTGCACCTCCACACTATCGTCATCGTTTTTGGTCGTACCTGCCCTAACAAAAACCTGATTCCGGTATGAGCCTCTAACAGTAGAGAAGTTGATCGACTTGTAAGGCTTGTTAGAGGAAGTAATGGCAAAGGGTGCGGCAGCAGCATCGACTGATCTGAAGTTTAACTTTTTGTCCTTGTCGATATTCCAAAAGAAACCGCTGATCTCTGCCAGTTCATCAAGGGCGAGTTCTATGGTGACGTAGTTCCACGGCATATAATCAATATATGCTCCATCGTCAATATCGCCTTCCGTTACGCCATAATAACCCGAAAGACCGAGTGGTCCAGTTAGAAGAGAGCGTATCCAAGCCCCGGCGGTTTCGTTTGCCGTTTGATCCGTTATAATTAGCCTACCTGCAAACTCGGAAAAGTCAATGCATCGATAGGTGAAGCGTATCGTCGTTGTCTCGCCAACAGTTATGTCATCCTCTGTAATACTTTCAACTGTACCACCCCAATACAGGGTAATTTGTGATAATTCCAAGAACCCACCACCTGCAAGTTCAATCGGTAGATCACCCACGTAATAAAGCGGAGTGCCGCCATCGTCGTAAACAAGAACGTCCTCGCCCCATGCACAGGAAGGGCTGCTGCCTATCTCTTGAAAAGACAACGTGCCGCGCTGTGTTACGGCATCCTCATACCGGAAAGACTCTTTAACAAAGTCTATATCAGCGCCCGCTTGGTTTCTTATTGCAATAGCCATTAGCGGTTGGTCCCGTAAATCTCCAGTTCCTGCGACCAGTAAGGCATCGTTGCGGTGGCGATGGTCTGACCGTCAAGGTTAATGTTGATGGTCTGCTGTGTATCGCTACCGCCCATGTTTACTCCCATCCCTGCCGCGCCGTATGCGCCAAGCGTAGTGAGCATATCTGGACCAAACATGTTTATACCTGCAAAGTTAGGTGAGCCGCCTGCAAGATTGCCTACCAAATTGCCAAACACATCAACGGCTGAGCCCGGTCTGTCGGGACCACCAAAACCACCGACTCCAGTCTCGCCGTCAGGATCAACACCCCTGCCAAGTTGATTGGCTCGCATCCTTGCAACCTCGTCTCTGATTTCTTGGATGCGATCAGATACGCCAAAGAACTCGAACATCTGCATTTCTGCCTGAAGCGTAGTCATGCCGAACTCAGAAGCAATATCCTCTGCGAAGTTGTTGAGCAGCCCGACGATTGCAGAGTGGAACCCAGACCCGGCATCTGCCACATTCATGCCCGCCGCAAATCTCTGTATGCCCTCAAAGGCGTCAGTAACGGTTCGCATTAGGTCTGAAGCATCCAATCCGAGAACAGCCAATAGATCCTCTGTCGTGGCAATACCAGAGGTCAGGATTGGTGCCATCAGCGCCTGTATTGCCTTCTTGTCCACGCTCGACAAGTCGCTAAGGTCAACGCCGAGAGCAGCGACATCCGATACAAACCTATCCAAGCGAGCCGCTTTTTTCTTCTCCTTGCTCGCTCTCCCAAAGATGTTTTTGATACCGTCACCGATTCCCTTGATGACGTTTTTCACACCCTTTAGAACATCGCTCGCATCAATACCAAACGCCTTGAGCGCCAAGGTTGCTGCACCAATACCCGGCAACCATTTCCCGAGACCTCCTGCAATCTTACCAACAAGACCGTCAGAGTTGCTCAGTTTGCCGATGAAGTCAGAGAAGCCATTCTCCTTGTCTGAAAATATGCCAAATATCTTGTCTCCAAGTTGCATTGACAAGTTTGTGAGCGACTTGAGACCACCCTTTAATCCGTCTATGAAGTCCCTGTAAGTTGATGGTTTAAACAGGTCAATCAGGTTGTTAAACCCGTCCGTGAACATAGTCAAATCAGCAGATGCAACAGACAGCCAACTAAAGGCGCGATATACCCTCGACTTGTCATCGATGCCAAGCCTATCGATAGCCTTGAATACTGTATCAAACTTGCGAGCCAACTCGTCTGCCTCGTCCCCTACGAGGTCAAGATTACCTTGCAGGTTTTGCAGATTAAGAGCAAAGTCGCTTACCAGTTGCGGTGCGGTTTTGAACGGTAGGCTCAGGTCCATTTCTCTTGACAGCAAGCCAACTTTTTCAAGACCCTGTGCTACCTTTTCTGAAGCCTTTGTAACCGAATCCTCGTCATCAACAAGCGCATCATTAGCGCCGGTCTTAAACTGATTAAGAAACCCAAGAGCGTTGTCTTTAAAGTCCTTAACGAGATCAGGAGCAGCATCAAAGATGCCCTTCATCATCGTCTCAAACTCACCCGCACCGAAGTTCTTGTCTAACTCCTCGCCGCCTGCCCGGATTTGTAGCAGCGCTTCTGTTTTGAAGCCGCTGATCGTCGTTTCGCTTGAGTCGAGCGCATCCTGTATGATGCTTGCGAACTCCTGCGAGCCAAACATTTCGTCCAGTTTTTCCTCGCCAACCAATAACCCTCCAACACCGAGGACGCTCTTTCTAAACTCTTCTATGTCTGTTGTTGAGGATTCCAACGCATAGGCAATAATATGCTCAAACCCCTTAATGTCGAACTTTTCTAAGAACTCGTCGGCGGGTGTGGCTGCCTTGTTTAAGAATGATGTCTTGAAGTCCTCGACAATCTGATCAACTCCCCTCAAAGCGTTTTCAAACCCTTCTGCTATATAACCCCCGGCACTATTCAAGTCGCCTTGCATCAAGGAAATGAGAGCGCGTACCAAAAGGTTTAGGTTTTGAAAACCTACTTCTGTGATTGATAAGATCGTCCTTATGATGAAGCCCATAGCAGATACTATGTCATCGCCCCATCTTGCCCAGACAAACTTGATGCCATCCAAAACCTTGCTGATGATAGTGCCAATTAATTCCATAGCACTACCAAGAAACTCGCCTATTGCGCCAAATATCGTGACCAATCTGGTGGTAATAACCTGCCCGTTCTCGTCCCACCACGTAGCAATGGTCCCAAAGATTGCCGCCCCAATATCGACCACCGACTCCACCCACTCGCCAACCTTATCAAAAAGACCCTTAACCGCGTCCTTCATAACGGCGATTACCGGCGCAGTACGCTCATTGATCTCCCTATAAAGGTTGCTCAACGATGCCTTAACAGCATCAGCGTTTCTGTAAAGACCAATTAGGATTGCAGCAATAGCAGCGATACCCACCACGTAGGGATTAAACATTCCCATTGTCAGCGTAACTGCTCGCATAATAGCCGAGAATCCCGAAGCCATGCCGCCAAGCGTAAACACCAACGGTCCTGCCGCCGCCGCTATTCCTGCGATTGCTATGCCGAGCCTTTGTGCGCCGGGAGAGAGGTTGCTGACGATGTCAACCATCGACTGCAATCGCTGCACCAATGACGTTGCGTAGGGAAGTAGTATTTCCCCCATCTGAACGCCGAGGTCTTGGGTGGCATTTTTGAGCCGAATAAACTGATTTGCAAAGGAGCCAGACGTACGGATGGCATCGCCTTGTGCGTCAGTTGTGCCTTTCATGAGCAGGTTTAACCGCGCTTGCACCTTCGCCTGATTTAGTTGTGCGCCTCTAAGTTTGTCTGCGCCCATTCGCATCAACTCCTGCTTGAGCGATGCCTCGTTGATTGTTACGGCGAAGGCGAGTGCGTTCTCATGCGAACCGACAAGCGTACCTCGCAGCCTCTCCAGAGCCTCGTCCATCGGCATATTGTTAAACGAGCCGAGGTCCACCGCAAGTTTGGCAACCTGTATTGACAGTTCCCCGGCTTGCTCTTCGGTGTAACCCATCGGCTTGAACAGGTCACCCATAGTTGCTGCCATACCGCGCAACTGGTAACTGCTTCTACCAGAGGCTCGCGCAAAGGCGTCCAACTCCTTTGTTACCTCTCTGCCCACCGTCTTAAATACGGTGTCGAACTTGGCTTGCATTTCTTCAACATCAGAAGCCGCTTTTACCGCAGCGCCACCGATGCCGAGTAGTGGAAGTGTGATAGCAGTAGATAAGGTGCGCCCTACGTTGCGAAGATTGGAGCCAACCTGTTTCAGTTGACCCTCAACCTTTGCCATTCCCGACTGAAAGGACTGTATGTCCGCGCCGATCCTTACATCAAGATTTGCTACCGTAGCCATCTTCCAGTATTGCTTTTGCCCGTTGTCGGAGTTGCTGATATTCAGCCATCCTCATGACAGGCGTTTCCTGTTTCTTCAGTTGGCGGTACATGGCATCAAGAGGCTTCTGCCGTTTGCCCGCCCTGAACAGCATCAGGTTTTCGAGTTGCTGCGCTACAACAAAGGTGCGCTGCCACTCCAATTCTTGATCCTGTTCGATGCGCTCCCTAACGCCTGCAAGCATCACGTTAATATCCCGTAGTGAACACTCATCGACCTGCGATGGTGTCATGCCGAGATAAGCGGCGCACATCTTATCAATGGCTACTAAATCAGGAAAGGGTGCCGAGGGCTTATTACCCCCGGCTACCCCTTTCCCTCATCAGTTTCACCGATAGAAGATAGACCATCCGTCATCCGGCGCAGGGCTTTACCAACGGCGGCGAGTACCGCGCCTTCGTCGGAGTTAGCCATAGCGATCATGAACTTGTCCTCCTTGAGAGTTGGAGCGTCTACCAAGCAGCCCACGTATGCGATACGTGCGAGGTCTGCAAGGCTTGGGCTTGCCATCTGCTCAAAGGTGAAGGTCAGGTTGTGCTTGATCTCTGCAATCCTGAAGGCAGCGGGTCCGAGTTTCAGCGTGTACTCTTTCTCGCCGACTTCAATGGTGACGGCTTCAGGATGGTTGTCTTTCATCGTTATTCAGATTAACTGGTGGTGCCGGTAGCCTCCGTAACCGTTCCAGATGCCTGAATGGTTGTCGAGAACGTCGAAGGCGATTCATCGCTAAATGTAAGCGACAGGTCGGTAATGACGCCACTACCGTACCATTCCGTGTCACCGGAGTTGGTAGAGGTAAGCAGGAAGTATACCGTACCGTTTGCAGCCTCGTAAGCGTCCGACAGTTTCGTGTATCCTGCATCTTCGGTGTGGTCAAAGATACCGGACATGGAAACCGTCTGGTTGCGCCGTCCTGCGATGAACGAGGAATCATCCCCATCATCCTTCGTTGATACGTCGATTGCGCCTCGGGAGCGCGACAGAGAGTGCTCAGTTGCCAGACCTACGAGCGAGTAGTTGGCATCATTGGCTTCGTCTGCTGCTGTCGGTGCGGATGTCGCAACGTACAGCCAGTAATCCCGAGCGGATTTGTTTTTAGCCATTGTCCTGTTGGTTTAGTTTATCCCGTAGGTCGGGAAACGTGTTTTCGAAAACAGACGAGTCTACGGAATAAACCCGACCCGTTGCCTCTGCCAGTTGCTCAACGCTCCACATATTTGTGTCGGTCTTTATGTCCACCAAGTCGGCGGCTTGCTCGCGGCAGTTTTGTATGTATTTGAACTTGCAAGGGTATGCCTTTGTTTGCATACGGTTGGTAAACGATTTGTCGAGGTATCTGTTCAGCCCTAAATCCCACGGCTGCCAATTTACCCGGTCAAGAACATCAGAGGTGGCGATCATCCCCGCACCGGGGTTGTGACGCTCCCCGTAGTACGCCTGCCTATTACGGGTGTCGTAATAGTAGAGGTCTTTGAGTCCGACCACATCTGCGCCAAGGTCAATGTGTGACAGGGACAAGCGTATGGCGTTGACGGTCATTATATCATCAGAGCCTACGATCAGGACTGCATCCACCCTACCACGTAGCGCCGCCATGCCTGCGTTCCATTTGTCGGACAGCGGGAGGTTGTCATGTTCGAGGTATTCCCATCCCGCCTGCTCTGCGAGGCTCCTGCTTACATCGCCTTCGCTACCGACCGCCAAACGGACAGAGTGGACAGGCGATAGGTCCAAGTGGGCATAATGCTCCAGAACAATGCGAGCGATAGCGTGGCGTTTCCATAACGTTGTCAGTATCCCGAGGGTCATGCAGTCTGTGTGAGTATGAAGCGCACCCGATATGGCACTCCCCAATAAACCTCGTTGGCTCTCATGTCATCGCGCAGAATAGGACCGCCGAAGTCTGGGTATACATCAGACACCTCGTAGCCAGTCACCGTATACACAACGTCACGGTCGGTCAGAGCGGCAAGCCCAGTTGATGCGTTAGCCTGCGCCGTGTTAGGGTCTGTTGCCCACGATACGCAAGTGTGCGTGACCTCTGCCCCTTCGGTTGTCTTGGTCGTGAGCGGTCCCGGTATAAAGGTCGCGTCACCAAAGACCGTGTAAGGCGGCGTAAGACCCTCGGGCGGGTTAACGTATGCCGTGACACCTGCTGCATTTAACAGGGTCCATATCTCATCCTGTACTGCTTTACGTGGGTCTTTCATTTCAGTTTGAGTGCTGCAATCATTCTGCGACGATGGTCTGCGCGGTTAGACTCTGCCGCAGGGTGCATAAA